TAACTTCAGGCTAACCATGAAGGCAGCTCCGGATGCCCCCCGGCGATCCTGGCACACGCCCGGCACCGGCTCAATCGGCGCACCGGATACCATATCCCGTGATCCGCGCCTATGTGTAGGCGGATCCGCGCATCGGTGGCGCGGCATGGTGCCCCGTGCGCCCTACGGGCAGCTCAGGACCGCCCACGGGCAGGACCGGCACCCCCACGGGGGGAACCTCGACGCCGGCCCCTGCGATGACCACTTCGCAATTTTGCGTCAAACCTTGGCCTTCCTCCAGCCCAACCTCCAGAGAACCTTGGCTATGGCCTCCCCTGTTTCCCCTACGGCAGCCTCTTCGATGTCCGGATAGGCCGCATGGAGGATCTCATGGACCACGGTGTCGAGCTCTTCCTCCTGGGGCTGCCCGAAGGCGATCCGGAGCACCCTGGCTCCGTAGTCGCATTCCCCTGCCTTGTCTCCGAGGTTGGGCACGAAGCGGAGCTTCCACCTCTTCCCCCGGATCTTGATGAATCTGTCTCCCATGTGGTTCCATAGGCCGACTCCGAGCAGGGTCTCCTCGAGGACTCCCTGTGACAACCCGTAGACCCCCAGGGCCGGCGACCTACAGAACCTCACATCCCTTGGGGATGGACTTCATGGATAACGTCCCAGCCCAGTTATCCGGATCGTTTATGACCCTGCTTGGAGGGATCTGTAGCACCTTCTATCCAGAATACCTGAAACACCTAACTCATTGTCCCACAAGGACTTACGGTCGCAATAGCCCCCTTAGTCCCAACGGTGTCTTCAGTCCCACTAGTTCACTCCTAGATCATCTCTAGATGTCTTTGGATATCCAAAGGTATCTGAGTGTGTCTCTAGGCATCTCTAGGCGTCCTAGGTCAATCCTTGAAGGATGATCCCAAGTCCAATTCCTAGGTCCATTGTCCAAGTCCCCATGATGTCGTCCCCAGGGGTTGTCTGAAGTCCATTGTCTTCAGGAGTCCTGAGTACCTATCACGGACAGGAGGATGGCAGTCGTTGGATCCTGTCCAACTGCTGTCAGAGCCTCCGCGGAGGCATGGCATCACGGTTCTACCCGACCATGAGCGGGGATCCGTCCTTCGGGTCTTCCGAAGGTACGGGGTTCCATAGGTGACTTTGGGTGCCCTTTGACAGCTCTAAGTGTCCTTGGCTCCCCGGTCTCCCTGAAGGCCGTTTCCCGGGGTTCCTTGGTGCCTAGGAGGCGTCCGTGGGGGCTTTGGCTACCTGGGTAGCCTTGGGGTACCCGGACGCATCCTGGCTCCTCCTGGTGGCTCTAGAAGGGAACCGTCAGGGAGCCGGGATTGTCGCCCAAGAGAGACTGGATTCGTCCCAGGAGTACATCTGGCCGTCCTGTGGCATGGCTACCGGGGGCTGCCATTGGCAGGTGTCCTCGTTGAGGAGCCACGATGGGTAGGGCTGGGGTGGGATGAAGGCGTCCTTGACGGAATCCCAGGTGTACCCCTGCCCGGCGTAGTTCTTCCGGATGGTGGCGTTGTAGGAGGTCTGCACCCAGGTCCCGCCGAAGGTGTCGTGGCACCATTGGGCACCGTTGGCTTCGAGGTCGTTGGAGACAACGATGACGCGGATGACCTTGTTGTCGGAGTCTATTTCTGCGAAGTGTGCCATGATTTACGCCTTGTATGACCCGCTGCCCGTAAAGGTCAGGATCGTGTCCCCGCCGCTGGTTGAGACTGCCGGGGATCCCGTGGTGATTCCTGTGTATTCAGAGGTCGGCATTCGCAGGATGACGATGCCGGAACCGCCAGCGGCACCGCCGCCGCCGGAACCATATCCGCCACCACCTCCACCTCCCGAGTTGGCAGCGCCTGCCGATGGATTCCTTGCGTTTGGCTGGAAGCATCGCCCATCTCCCCCGCCACCACGTCCTCCTGCGCCTCCTGTTCCACGACCGCCGCCGCCGCCGCCGCCTGCAAACACCTCGCCGACGCCACGGATGTTGTTGACGGCACCATCCCCGCCTTGGCCGCCATAGCCGCCTACGTTGGGGGACACCGCAGCATTGCTGCCGCTGTGCCCAACTTCCCCTGCACCGCCGCCGCCGCCAAATCCCCAGTTTGGCCCAACCGCCGAAACCCCGCCATCATTTCCCTGCGATGGACTGGTGGTTGGCGTGTTCCCCAATCCCGCAGCGCCTGACGCCGCTGGACTGATTGACGCGCCCGCTCCACCGCCGCTTCCGCCATTGATGCCATCCATCAGCGTGTTGGCGAATCTGCCGCCACCACCACCCCCGGCAGAAGTAATCGTCGAGAAGGACGAGTCTACGCCGGCGGTTCCACGGGCATTGACACCCCCAGCCGCGCCTCCTGCCCCGACAACTACGTTGTAGGTCGTACCCGGCGTGGCAACGAATGCGGTGTCATGGCGATACCCGCCCGACCCGCCGCCACCTGCATCGCCACCACCGCCACCGCCGCCGACGACCAGCACCCGGATGCGGTTGGCCGTTCCTGCGCTTGTCGTTGCCGTGACCGCCGTGGCGAACGCCGACGATCCGCCTGCGTTGTAGGCGCAGACGCGATACTCGTATTGGCTCGACGCAGCCAAGCCCGTATCGGAGAACGTCGTGGTCCCGGCAAGCCGGATGCCGACCTGCTGCCAGATGCCCGTGGATGCCGGATACCGACGCTGGATGATCGTCCCGGTCTCGTTGCTGGCGTTGTCCGTCCACGACAGGTCGATCTGCGAGGACGAGATGACGTTTGCCTGCAAGTTCGATGGCGCGGCAGGGGCGGTCACGTTCATCGCCGCATTGACGTTCGTGGCGATCTCGGCAGAGCCCAAGTCGTTTGGGTGTACGTTGTCAGCCAATCCCGATGCGTTGCTCGGCATGAGCGCCAAGCCATCGAGATAGAACAACTTCGAGTCGCCCGTTGCGTACTCAATCATCGCCTCGACCGTGTTCTTCGCCTCCGTCCGGTACTGTGCCACGGTAATCGGAGTCGTACCCGGCGTGTAGAAGATCGGGCTGCACATGAACAGCCGTGGGTCGCTCATCAACGACTTCGCCTTGAGCAGCCAGCCGCGCACGTTGTCCGCATAGACGGCAAGCGGCAACTGACTTGCGGCGTCGTTGATGCCGATCATGTAGGTGCCGAGATCCGCAGTCGGTACGGTCGCAAGCATCCGAGGCGCGTCCCGCCACAAAGTCGGCGCATTTCCATACCCGACGTTGAACGACTGTCGGGACTGACCGTCCGCCACCTTTTGCGTCCACGTCGCGCTCGGCTTCGTGGCGTTGAATCCCTGCGTGATGCTGTCGCCTGCCAGCACGATGCTGCTTGACGGGCGCGTTGCCGTGGCAAGGGTGGCTCCGCTGTCGAGTGCCACGGATGTCAGGTCAACGTAGGAGCCCACGGTCCACAGGATGGACACCGTGTTGCTTCCGCCCGGGAGCGTGATGTCGTGCGTCCCGCTTCCCGGCACGGAACCCGTGTAGGTAAACGTCGTGAACTCCGAGTTGTTGACGTACACACTGCACACCATTCCCGTGTAACTGGCGCCCGTGTTGGTGTTGTACGCCATGATGATCCGCAGGTACGTCGCGTCGGTCACGAACGACACGCGGCTCCCCGGGAAGTTGCTGGTGAACGTGTTGTTCTGCCCCTCCGGCCGGCTGAAGCGCAGCCGGGTCGTGCTCTGCTCGGCGATGTTGACGTAGTCGGAAACCGTCAGGTTCGCGTTGTTTGGCAGATAGGTCGTATAGGTGATCGCCGCCGTCGTCACGCCTCCGGTCGAGTTCTGCGATGCGGCGATGATGCTCGACGAGCCGCCCGAGTTGACCGCCTGCACCCAGTAGAAGTAGGTGGTCGCCGCCAGCGGTCGATTCGTGCCGCTGTTCGCGGAGTTGTCCACATATCCCGTGGAGCCTTCCCCGAACGCCGTACCGACCACGGTCGCGCCCGTGAGCGTGTTGCTGGTGTTGCGGTAGATCAGGAACGACGTTCCGCCGTTTGGTGCCCAGCCGATGCCGACGCCGATGGCCGGGGAGTCGGCGACCGCAGAAACCAATGACGGGTTTCCCGGCGGATCCTCGCTGCTTCCTGGGATGAACCGGAACCGCCGCTTTCTCCCGACCGATGCGGCTCCGAATGAGGTTCCGTTCATCGGGAGCGAGCTGAGATTTGAGTTCGGGTTCGAGCTAGTCATGGGTGATTCTTTGCCATCCAGTTGAGACCTGTGTTCCTTGGGCCTCCGAAGGACCGCCTGTGGGCATCCTCGAAGCGTTCCATTTCCTTGTCCATGTCCCTCTGCTTCCTCTCGCGGATCATGCGGTCAACGTCCACGGCGACCGCCTTGGCCCAGTACCCCACGGCCATGCTCAGGGCATCGAGGCGGTCATCGTGGCGGAGGCTTCCACGGTCCCGGGTGATCCGGGTGAGCTGGTGGAAGAGCATGTAGGAGAGCTGCTTCTCCGGGGGGAGTCCCTTGGTGGACTCGTAGTCGGCCCTGACGACCGAGGGCTGCACCACCAGCCTGTGCTGGTTCATCACGGGCTCGAGGGTGTCGATGATCCGCTTCTCCTTCTGGGTGGAGTGGCGGACCTCCTCGGTGGTGCAGGGCCATGTCTCCCGGAGGTACGGGGTGAGGAGCTGGGTGAACATCCCGTCCCCGAAGTTCGACTCGACGAGGATGCGGTTGACCTTCTGGTCCCTGGCGACCTTGGCGAGTGCCTTGAGGTTCTCCGGGGTGTAGCCGCCGCGGAGGCCGCCGGCTGCCGTGAGGTGCATCCAGCCGTTGAGCATCTTGATGACCGCGTAGCCGGTCTCGTCCTCGCCACGTCCCGAGGGGTCGATTGCCATGACGGAGCCCGTGTAGGGCAGGAACTTCTCGGAGATGACCTGCGGCCTGTGCCAGCGGTCTCCCTTGAAGCCCACGGACGGGAGGTCTTCCTCGACCCGGTCGGAGGCTCCTGACCAGACGAGCCGCTCAGGACCCTGCTCCGGGTCGCCTCCATAGGAAATGAGGTCGGAGAGCCTCAACGGATACCGCTCGGCGTCACTCAGGGACGTGCTGAGCATGAACTGGAGCTGGAACCCGGACCTGCCCCAGGACAGGGCCCGCTCCTGGAGGTCCTCCTTCGAGAACCTCTTGGGATCCGTGGGCTCTCCGACCCTCGACTCGGACCACTCTTCCGTGACCGAGGGGGCAAGTCTTCCGCCGTAGGACTGGATCTCCTCTTCCTTGGGGTACAGGGCCGGCCAGATGCGGCACTCGTAGCCGCGTTCGTTCAGGACGTGGTAGATGGACTCCTCGGTCTGGGGTGTGCCGAGGAACACCACCCTGCCCCCTGGCTTGATGATGGCATCCACTTCCTTGATCCGCTCCTGGAGCTGCTCCCTCATGGTGGTGGTGGCCGAGTTGTTGGACACCTCCACGTCGTCGAGGATGACGCAGTCCGCACGGGAGCCCGTGAGCTGCCCCGTGACGCCGAGGCTCTTCACGCTCGGTGCATGGCTCGGGGGAGCCGGGGCCACGTCGAAGGCGATGGAGGAGTTCCTCTGGGCATCCCTCGGTGCCAGGTGGTGAAACAGGGGCACCGCCGCCATGAGCTTCTTGCAGAAGTTGGTGAACTCGTCCGCCCTCTGCTTGGATGCAGACACGACGAGGAACTGCTTCGACGGGTCCAGCATGAGCTGGTGCATCACGAAGGCGGACGTGATCCAGCTCTTGCCCACCCCTCGGAAGGCCATGAGCACCTGCCTGCGTGGCCCGTTCTGGACCCAGTCGGCCATCTCGTACTGGACCTTGGTGGGCTCGGGGAGCCCGATGGCGTTCCAGGTGAGGTAGAGGACGTTGCGGAAGTCCTTCAGCCTCGGGTCAAGGTTGTCCTGCAAGCGTCAGGTCCCGAACTTGCGCTCGACCTCTGTGTCGAAGGGGAGGTTCTGCGCCAGCCGCAGCATGGGGGTTCCCTCGAGTGCCGCCTGGTCGATGCAGTTGTCCTTGAGCATCTGGCGGGCGACGTTGAGGTCAGCCGGGGTGGCCTCACCGGACTGGATCCGGCGCACCAGTTCCCCGCAGAGGAGGGAGTGGAGGTCCTTGAGGACCTGCTTGTCAGCCATTGGCGACGTAGGCGGTCAGGGTGTGGTCGCCGCTGATGGCTGCCGAGGTGCAGACGCGCATCAGCGGGAAGCCCTGGACGACCTTGACGTAGGTGCGGTAGCCGCCGTTCGAGGTCCAGTCAGGGGTGACCCCGACAGGGAGGGTCATGGCCGAGACAAGGAAGGAGTCGATGGTGACCCAGTCCACGCCGTCGAGGGAGCCCTGGAGGGCAACGGTGCCCGAGGTGGTCGGGGTGGCGTTGGCGGTCGCCTTGACCTCCGCGACGAAGACGCTGGTGTATCCGACGACCGGGCGGTAGGCGGTCGCGGTTCCGGTGATGGCCGATCCAGCGGCCTGGCTGACGAGGGTGACGGTCTGCATGTGTTTACTTTGAGAAGAGGTGGATGAGGAGGGACACGGCAGCCGAGACTGCCCCGGCTCCCCCGATGATGAACGAGCGGGCGTGTTCGAGTTCCCGCAGGCGGTTGTCGTGGTCCTTGATCTGCTCCTGCTGGTGGCCCTGCATGGAGAGCAGGGAATCGACCTTGCCCTCGAGGCGACCGATGGCGAGGAACAGCTCGTCGTGGTGCTGCTGGGTC